CATTGACGACGTTCGCAACAACGTGGACGAACTGTTCATCGACTGTGTGAGGACAGCCGCTCTCGGTGCAGCATCCCCAATCATCCCGACTGGACCTCTCCCGGCACCACAGGCCCGCTTCAGCGCCATGTTCCAGAACTGCTTGTTCCTCGACGGCGGGATCGTGGACAGCCGGAACATTTACTACAGCGCACCGGGCCTCATCGAGCAGTTTGACTCTGCCAGCTTCTTCACGCTGTCGGCAGAGGGCGGCGGCATCACCGCGATGTACAGCAACTACACGACCCTCATCGTGTTCCGCGAGCGGTCCATCGACGTTGTGACCGGAGACTACGCCTCGGGCTTCAAGGTCAACACCATCGCGAACGGCATCACCTGTCAGTCTCCCCACTCGGTACAGAGCATCCCCGGTCTGGGTCTGGTGTTCCTTGCCCTCGACGGCATCTACGCGCTCACCGGAGGTCTACAGGGCGGGGCCATCAACGACATTGTGAAGCTGACGGGCAACCAAGACCAGACCATCGAGCGCATCACCCCGGACTGCTTCTCCAAGGCAGTGTCCTGCTACTCGGCACTGCACCGGGAATACCACCTCTACGTGCCCTACGACGGCAACGACCGACCGAACAAGGGCTTCGTGCTCCACGCCGACCGACTCGGACAAGGAAACCTGTCGGCCCTGTCCACCCGAGAGGGATTCCCGGTCGGAGCCATTGCGACCAGAGCAGACGGCACCATCATCTTCGGTCACAACACCGGGACCGAGGGTGTGCCCGTCGTGACCAACGTGCCCAACAGAGGGCTGTTTGTCATCTCAGGCAAGCGGTCCATGGGCTACGGCTTCGCTGCCGACGCGCTCTACCCTCTCGGCCCTCCGACGAGCCGCTACCGCTCAGCGTGGTTCGACTTCGGTGACGCTCAAATCAAGAAGCAGGTCAGCTACGTCACGCTCTGGGTGCTCACGACCGGTCAGCCGACCATCACCATGAGGCACTACAAGGACTTCTCGCTCCGGGGAGTCAGTGAGCGGACCTACGTGATGCAGCCTCCTGACCAGAAAGACCTCCCCGTCTTCGACACAGTGATCCTCGACAACAAGGGCATCTACGAAGACCACAGGCTTGTCCCGGTCCGATACTCCATCGCTCAGCAGTCCTGCTCTTGGTTCTCGTTTGAGATTGAGACGACCGACGACCTCATATTCATCGGCTACGAACTGGAATACACGACGAAGGGCACTCGCGTCGTCATGGGGAAACGCGCATGAAGAAGTGGACACAGCGCGAGTTGAGGACGGGTGGTGTTGTCGAGCCTTCTGCCATCAACGACGAGCTACGGGCACAGCAGTCCTCGATGACCACGCTTGACCGTGAGCAGTTCGATAAGGACTGGGTTGAGGACACCGACCTCAAGGACAACGCCATCTTGACCGCGACGGTCGCGCCCATCTACCCGGCAGCGTCCTACGGTGAGCAGAGCCTCCAGACCGGTACAGGCGACGTGCCCGTCCACAGCTTCACCGGGATCACCGCGAAGATTGACCCCGGCTCATGGTTCGACCTGTCCTCCACAGCGGCAATCACGCTTGCGGGCTTCAGAGGTGGGAACCTGTTTGTCGAGTGGAGCGGCAATGCCTACGTGTTCCCCACCTTCTCGGACACGGCGAACCTTGAGTTTCCAATGAATCCCAAGTACCTCAACCTGAGAATCTTGGTGAACAACACCCTGCTTGCAGAGCGACGGGGGCCTGCCCTCCATGAGCACTTCAGAATCTTCGGCTCGATGAACTTTCCACCCGGTGACCTCAGCGTCAGGCTGCAAGCCAAGATGACCACAGTGGGACCGGACGACCCGCTGGAGAACACCACGCCGAAGGACATTCCGCAGGTCCACCTCTACAGCAACAAGTACCTCGCCATTGGACGGTTCCGCTAATGTCCAGAATCAACAGACCTCCAGTTCTCGATGGCGAGGGTATCGAGGCGACTCCGCTCAACAACCGGTACGCCGACTTCACCCAGAACGACATTAACGAGTTTAATACTCGCGATGCAGCCATCGACCTCCCACAGTTCAAGCGGACTGGAGGCAGGGGTTTCCTCGCCAAGACCGCGAACAGCGTGCAGGTCGGCAAGCTCGACTTCTACCACGCCGCTCCTGTGGTCCTTGAGGGGATGGACACCGCTCCGTCCGCTGCCTACGTCATCGGTGACGGGACAAACCCGACGCCGCTGGGACCGCTCGGGGTGGGTCTGGTGTCGCTCGACTCGACAAACCTGCTCCGGGTGTACTGGTCGCTCAACGTCAATCCCGAGTTTACCGGGACGCCATGGACAACCACGTCAGCCCCGTCAGCGAAGTACACCATCGCCAAGAACGGTGGCTCTACCGACGTGACGAGCACCAATGGAACGTGCTGGGTCATCTACCTTGAGTGGGACATCACCGGCCCGACTCTGGCAAACTTCGTCCCGGTGCCCGGTCAGGGTGACTTCGACACCCTCATCGGCGGTTTCCGGGGTGAACTGCTTGAGAACACTCAGGCAACGACCGTGGTGCCTTGCTGGACGACCTCATTCTCGGCCACAGGACGCAAGACTACCGGGGTCGAGGTGTCAAACAAGACGGGATGGCGCGGTGTGAGTGGCACCTACTACTACAGCGGCGCTCAGGGAGCCGTCAGCACGGTCTACGGGCTTCGGCTGGTCGTAAAAGGCCCCATGCACCCCTACCAGACCGGGGGCAGGAACTACCTCGTCCAGCAGCCGGACATTATGAACGACGATAGCGACAACGTGACGCTTGAGCACACGGTCGGTAGACTGGGTTTCATACTCCACAAGGTGAAGTGATGAGCTACACGCCCCCAAACACCTTCACCGCTGGCACCAAGCTGACCTCAGCAGCAGTCGAGGGCAACAATGAGGCCCTTCGGGTCTACCTGCACGGTGCAATCCCGGCAGCAGACGTGGCGACGGACGGGTGGATCGACACGCGGCACATTCAGCCACCGGTCTACAGCCCGTTCGAGGGGCTACAGCATGGCGTGAGCGGTCATCAGGGTGGTCAGTGGAGTCAGGGGCCGACTGTGAGGCTCACGTTCCTCACGAAGTACCTGACGGGCAACGGAGCACAGGGGAGCCGGTCTTGGCAGCGGATCCCGAACACCTCGTTCAAGGTTCAGCTTCAGCATCCCGCTTTTGTGCTGTTCCACTACTTCTATGAGGTCGAAATCGGCCCCGACACGTCCTCTGGCGGCGACCAAGTAGCGTCGGCAGACCGACAGGTGTGGGTCGGCCCGTATGTCGGCTCAAATCCCATTCAGAGCAGCCTTGTCGGCACCAGCACCATGCAAGAAGGTGCAAACCACTCCGGTCACTTCCGCACAAACCCGGTCGGGGCGAACTTTTCCTACCCAATCCGGGGCGGCTACGCTCAGAGAGACGGGACCATCATCATCGAAGACACGACACCCACTTTTCCGCGTCCTGTGGGCGAGGTGAACATCGGGCTGGTCGGTTTCAGCACCGTGGACCGCTCAGCAGTGGTCAACTGGTCCTGTGTCCTTGAAACCTTCTACATTTAGAGGCTGAGTCATGCCTATTGCAGCAACAACCCTGCTTATCGGTGGAGCCATCGCGTCCGCAACAGCAGCAGGAGCCAAGGCAGGGGGCCGTAGAGCCGCTGCCAAGAGGGCGGGCCTGTCTCCAGAGGAGCAGAAGGAGCTTGAGGAGCTTCAGAAGCTTCGCGAGACAGGTCAGCTTGGTCTGACAGACTCCGAGCAGCAGCGTCTTGACCAGAGCCTCCTGACTCAGCGTGGCGGGATGATGAGGCAGCAGCAGGCTACCGCACTCCAGCAAGCCGCTCAGGCTGGCCCGGTGTCAGGGCGTGACGTGTTCCTTCGTCAGCAGACTCAGCAGGCTGGACAGCAGCAAATGGTCAGAGAGGAGAATGCCCTCCGTCAGCAGGCCGATGCAGCAGCGTCAGACCAGCAGCGGGCACGACAAGCGTTCCTCCGACAGCAGCAGATTGCCTCTGACGTGGCGAAGGCACAGGCTACTGCTGATATGTTCAGTGACCCCCTCAGTGTTCTCGGAGATGCTGCAATGGACGTAGGGTTGGGCCTCGGGACAGGTGACCTCGACCCAACACTGATGACCGCGAAGACAGACGAAGACCTCCTTGCCGCTGCCGGTATTCGCGAAGCCAAGAGAGAGGCGCGGGCGGCTAACATGGACAGAGGCGCAAACCGCCTCTTCGATATGTCCACCATTTACGCGACGGGGTTCTAAGATGCCGAGAGCACAAGACTACACCTACAGCTTCATGGCTGGTTTGGCCCTCCCGGTCATGTACAAGCAAGTCGCGGCTGAATACGCTGACCTTGAGCGTCGTCGTGAGTTTGTAGACGGGATGATTGCGCAAGAGAGCCAGCAGATCGCCAATCTTGAGCAGGTCTTCAAGACTCCGGTGACTGACTCCTCGACCCTACAGGCTCTCCTTGAGCGTCTTGAGCGTCAGAACATCGACCTGAGCCGCGTCGGGAGCGGAGCCGGTAAGCGTCTTGCTGACGTTGAGAAAGCCTACAAGCGGGCGGCACAGAACAGCCCGAGCGGAGCCTTCACGGACCTCTCCACGAACGACACCTTCACCGCTGACGAGTATCGGGTAGCTCTGAAAGGCTACAAGGCGGGTCTGCTCGCGGGGGGAGCATCACAGGCAGAAGCGGACGGTGCGGCGAACCGGGTTGGCACTTCTCGCACCAATGCAGGCATCAAGTTTGCCAAGGCCGGTGACGGAGGACGCAAGGAGGCTCTTAAAGCTCTCAGTGAGACTGAGGAGGCCATTCTTGACCTCCGACAGCGTGGACCGACCGGGATCGCCGGGGGAGCGTCAGGTCAGGCTGAGGTAGAGCGCCGTCAGGGCACCGCTGCACCCGAAGGGAGCACTTTCGCCACTGAAGAGGACGCTTTCGCCGCTGCAATCGCGTCAGTGTCGGACGGAGAGCTTTCTCAGGAAGATTTCGAGAGCGAGGTGGACTTCTCGACGGCAAAGCGGGTCTATGACGCGGCAAAAGCATCGGGAGCCTACCGGAACGACCAGCGGTCCTCGTTTGAGGACGCGATGCTCTCCGCACGACGACGACTGGCTCAGCTTGAGGCACAGGCACAGGAGATGGCGCGGCCAGAGGGCATCAGCCGGGAACAGGAGATGGCACGCAAGCAGCTTGAGGCCAGAGGCTACGACCTCAGCAAGCCCTACGTCGCACAGCAGAAGTCTCGGTACTACCCGAACCTCATCCGTGCCGACGAACTGTTCAACGCCTCTCTTGAGGCAGCAGACCGTCTTGCCGCTGAAGACCCTGACCGCTTTACGACTCCACAGGGGATGGGGAGCGTGGTCCTGCCGACGAACCGGTCCCAGACCCTCGCCCGAGACTACATTGCACAGCGATGGGAGCGCGGTGAAGAAAACCTGTCCATGAGGGATGCAGAGCGTCAGTTCGGCAAGGTGCTCAAGGGTGACGACCTTCAAGAAGCTCTGTCCTTCGCCATCGCGTTCCACAAGGGGCTGAAGCTCAACGTCCAGACCCCGAGCGATGCCGACCAGCAAATGAAGGCTCAGCGTGAGGCGGCTGACCTCAAGGAATCCCGCCGTCAGGCTGCACTCAGGGCACAGGAGGCGGCAAACGGGGCGGCGGTCCTCAACGCCCAGATGGAGGCCGAGCAGGTCGCCTCTGTGTCCGGCATGAGAGCAGCCAAGCAGGAGTCACCACAGGCTACAGCGAACCTCTACAACCGGCTCATGCTTCAAGGTCTTCGTGGTCCTGAAATCAACCGCAAGCTGAACGAGGGCTACAGCATCTTGACCACATCGGGCATCACCGAGGAGACTCGCGAAGAACTGCTCAAGACGGCTGGCTTCAGTCAGGCTGACACCGCTACTCTTGCGGTCGCGTTTGCGCCTCAGATTCGCGACGTGGTGAGGAACGCCACTGCCGAGCAGCTTGAGGAGCTTTCCTCCGTGCCGGTGTTCCAGCAGGACGCCAGCCGAGAGCAGTCCCAGAGGGCTACCAGAGCAGGCTTGGGAGCCGTGGCAGGCACTCCACCCATGGGAGGTCTGGGATTCCCTCTTGAGGACACTCAGGGCGGTCGCCGGGTCATCGAGGAGACTCAGGCGGCTGACCCCGGACCTATTGAGCCGGGTGAGCTTGAGGGCCGGGACATTCTGCTTGAGGAGGACGCGGAGATTGAGCGTCAGCGCCGGGTGGCCGATGAGCCGCCTCCCCAGACGGGCACTCCAGAGCGGTCGGCAAACATTCCGCCCATCACGGCAGAGCAGCGGGCTGTTCTTGAGGGTCTTGACGACGCAACACTGGAGGTGTTGAGAGCTACAGGGTCTTGGCACGCGGGATCAGTTCTTGAGGCTCGGGGAGGTAGACCGGCTGCACAGGATCAAAAAGTTGATCCTACGCCCGAACCACAGCCGAAGGTTGATCCTACGAACGCTGACTACAGCTACCTCTTGACTCCAGAGGGAGACTACAAGGTCTTCGTCAAGGGGGTCGAGCAGCCTACCGCTGCCAAATCAGGCTCGAAAGCCCATGAGAGCATCGCCCGAGTGCTTCGGGGTGAGGCTCCGCTGACCAGACAGGCTGCTCCGGCTGCTGCACCGGCTCCGGCTGCTGCTGCTCCTCTCCCGGCATCCGTCTCGGGGGGCACTGGTCTGCCCGGTAGTCGGTCCGCGCAACCTGCTGCTCCGGTCGCTGCACCGGCAGCGGCACCGGTCGCTACTCCGGAGCCGACGCTCCTGTCGAGCTACTATGAGGCCGAAGCGGCTGGTACTGCCGATGACTTCTACATCGCCCTCGATGATGCTCAGAAGGACGCACTCAGGGCAGCAATCATCGCCGCTCAGCAGGAGCAGTAATGGAAGACCCTCTCTCCCGGTTCGCACGTATTGACCGGCTTGCGCTGTATGAGAAGACGCTCCGTGAGCGGGATGACCTGACTGACATTCAGCGTCAGTCTCTTCAGCAGCAAATCACCAGTCTTGGCGGCGGCATCCCTCCCCTCATCGCGGAGGACGTAGCTCCGAGTGTCCCGACAGGTGGCCCGGTCGTAGAAGCGGCTGAGGTCAGGGCAAGAGCAGAGGCAGCGGGAGAAGAGGCTGTAGTCAAGCAGCAGTCGATGACCCCTCTGGAGCGTTTTGACTCCATCAGAGAGCGAGCAGAGCGACGAGAGATGGAGACTGCCGAGCGTGAGCGGGGCCGCACTGTCAGTCCCGGTGGTGTGGCTCCCGTCGAGAACGTAGACGCGGGCATTATGAGGCCGACCCGTATGGAGCAGACCTCTATCGGTGAACTGTACCGTGACCCGACGACCGGACTTCTCCGAGAGCCGACAGCGGGGGAGTCACTGAGAGAGAGCTTCGCACAGCAGACCATCATGGGTGAGGAGGAGGCTCGACGGCTTGCGGGACGCGGTGACGCTCCTCTCGGAATCATGGGCGAGATGCAGGCGGGCAAGGGGGTCGTTGAGACACCTCTCGCGGCTGGCTTGCGTGGTTTCTTCGGCTCCGTCGAGGGGATTCTGGGCGAGGCTTACGTCCGTGGGCTGGGCTATGAGGTCGATGAGGAGGGCAATCCCAAGGACACTGAAGATTGGGCCTACCAAATGAGGACCATGCTGGACGAGGTTGAGGAGAAGACCGGAAACCGGCTCACCCTCCCCACTGAAATGTCCCTCATCGACGCGGGGCCAGTAGGGGCGTTCACTCGCGGAGTGAGGGGCTGGGATCCTGAGAAGGCAAAAGCCATCGAGGACTACTTCAACGACTTCGGGATCGCGAAGTTTCCGATGCCGTTCGCGCCGTCTACCTCGACCACACAGAAGCAGACCATTCTTGACCCCGAGGGTCGTATGGTCGTCAAGGACATTGAGGTTCCTGCACCGTGGGAGGACTTCGGCGGGTTTGTAGACGCGGAATCCCGTCGTCTTGCGGCGAACATTGCAGTCGGTCGCGGCATCTTAGATGAGGTCCGAGACAGTCCCGGCTCCGCTGACTTCGCTGAGGACATATACGGCGACCCAGACTGGTCGTATGCCTTCGGTGTCCCGCTCCTGTTCACCACCCCGGCAACACCCATCGGGCTTGCCACAGGTGCCGTCAAGGGTGCCAGTGTCACAGCCAAGGGTGCTGCTGCTGCTGCCAAGGCATCGACCCGTATCGCTCCCGCCTTCGTCCGCACGCTGCCGTCGAAGATTGCCGCCACGCGACCCGGTGTGGCTGCTGCTAACGCTGCCCGACGAGCCTCCCTCAGCATCGACCCTGTTCGTCGGGCTGCTGCTGCCATGTATGAGCCCGACTGGTCCGCGCTTCAGGGTGGCCTTGAGGCTGCTACGACAGGAGCGCGACGTATGCAGCAGGTTGGCATCGGGACGGACGCCACCCAGACACAGAGAGCGTTCTCAAGCCTGCTGGGTCACGCCATATCAGCGACCGATGCTGTGGGTCAGAGAGCAATCCGCGCCGGGGCACTCATCCGTCCCGGTCGAGGGTCAGACGCTCTGGTCAACCGGAGGGTCACCGAGGCGCTGATGAGGTCAGCCGGTGTGCCCGACGACGCCATCAAGACCATCATGGGTCGGCTCAACTTCGGCAAGCTGACCAGCAAGGGCACCCGGTTCATCAAGGACGAGGCGTGGTCGCTCATCAGCAAGGCCATCAAGGGCACGAACGCCCTCGACAACGCTCAAATGAGCCGGGTCGAGCGTCTGCTGAAGCTGAACCTCCCCGAAGATTACGTGATGATTACCGACAGCTTCGCGGCTCCGAGAGCCTACGCTGGCGACCTTCGCAGGGAGATGGACACCTACACCCGGAACAGCCTCTTCAAGAGCGTTGAGGAGGGAGTGGAGTGGGTCAATGCAGCCATCAAGTCCGTCAGAGACCTGGGGATTGACTTGTCTGAGGCCGAGAAGGCGAAGAGGGTCAGAAAGCTCACCAAAATCAGGGACCGCTTGCAGAAAGCCGCCGATGCCCGCACCCCGACCAGCCCCATCGTCCTTGCCGAAGACGTGGTTCCGGCTGACGTGGTGAACAAGGCTGTCGGCAGGCTGGCAAACCTCAAGGATAACTACCGCTACAAGAGGGCGGCTGATATCAACGAGAAGTTGCCCGACCGGCTAAGGGCAACCCGTACTAAATCCCGCCAGAACTTCGCGAGTCTGCCGGATGATG